TCTCCAGACATAAGCATTACTCAAACGTTGAATCTGGTTCTAATGCAATGTAATATGTCAAATCATAATCTCTACAAGTGAACCTTGATAATAACTTTTGAGATACTACCACATCATATGTACCAGGAAGAATCTTAATGTTCTCCACCTTAAAGTTAAATGAGAATGTAGATTCAGTCTCACCAACTACAATAGAGAAATCATTAGAAGTATCATTCTTCTTATCTCTAACTACAATCTTAACAACCCCATCTCCACCAACCACTGCTAAATCAGTAAGTTGATAAATCGCTGCTGCCTTAAGTAACTTATCTAAATGAGAAGTACTCAACTCAAAAGAAACATCCTCACTAGCAAGACTAATTTCTTTTTCTGGTGGAGTAACAATTACTTGAGGGTCGGCAAAGAAATACTTTGTTCTAGATCTCCCTTCTCTAATAACCACATGACCCTGATTCTCAAAATCCAAATCAGGGTTTTGGTGCAAACCAAGACCATTTAAAAACTGATTGAGGTCATAGATACCAAAATCTGTAGGGAGGTCTTCTTCAATAGTAGCCTCTGCTAAAATGTTTTTCATCACAGAGATAGTCTTTAAAGAACTACCTTTCTTGAAAAGAATAGACTGATTGATAGATGAAAAATTCTTCAATAAAGTTAAAGTCTTGTCAGACAATTTCATAGTGTTTTCTCTCATGATTAAGGCATGTTGTGATCAATGTTTCCACTGGTCATTGAAGGTTTGCCGTAATGTTCATCAAAATGTAATAATAGCATAGCATAATGAATCACTTTAAGCAAGTCTTTTTTATTTCTTCCATCTTTACTACCATACCTACTCCCATACTTTAGTATATTTGCTTGACAGAAATCAGAAGCAAGGTCTCGTGATGCCATCAAGTCTATTGTTTGAACATTACGATACTCATGTTTAGTACCTGTGTAATGTCCATTGTAAGTACGTGATACATACTCTTCTACTTCTTTAAGTATCTCCTTTTCATGATACTTATTCCTGATATCTGACATAGTTTCCTTTGTTGGGCCCTCGGTATTTAGCGTTAATGAATCTGCAAAATGATGTGCAATCTGATCATCATTATCAGCAAGTGTAGTAAATGGTAATGGATAACCATCCACATCATGCATCATATGGTCAAATGCATCTACAAATGGATCTGGTCTATCTGGATCATTTCTGTTGTAATCATAGTAGTAGGGAGAATGTTCTTGACCATATTCATTGGTACTAATAGTAATATTCTCATCAAGATTAACATCTTGTTTTATTGGGTAAGTTTCATCCATAGTTCCATTTAGTACATCGTAAGCAAGACTCCAAGCATTAACCATATTCAAATAAGAAATTGTTTACCAATCTTTCTGCTTTTTCTTTTCCAAACTTTGCAGCAAGATAACCTCCTACTGGATCAAGTCTGGTCATATAAGCATCAAAGTCTTTATATACACTGGTATCAGTACCAGTGGGTTTCTCATATTCTACCATATCCACATACTTCGTCAAGTATAACTTAAACATATCAAGATGTTCATTTACCTCATCAGGTTTACAATACCTAACAAAGATATTATCAGAGAAGTGATTACCCCTTTCAAAGAAACGATAGTCTTCTGTTGCTACTGGTAATCCTTCTACACGATATGGATATTTCTCTTTAGGATGTTGGAAATCAAAAACAACAATAACTTTCTTCTCACTGAATGCCATCAAATCCATACCAAAACAGGGAAGGTTACTCCCCGTCTTTGGATATGCTATACAGTTAAAGATGTCAGCATTCTTACCATCAGTTATATCCACCTGTCTTGATTTAAGAAAGTGTGAATGTGAATGTGTGATAGCATTGAGATAGGTTCCTTTACCTTCCCAACTGGCCCACAGACCTTCTATCTTCATAGGTAGAATTGATCTGTAGGCACTTATGTAGTCTTGCCAGATGGTCATACTTCTTCAGATGGTAATTCAAAGTCTGCATCAACCTTATCGTATAGTTCAATGAAAGACTGTTTTGTCTCCTCATCAAATCTGTTTACACAAACTTGAATTGCCTTTGCCTTATTCTTAAAGATAGAATATGCACGAACAATGTGAATCAATCTACGAGTACTGATAATCTCTTCGATACCACCATCATAGAATGTTTTACGGATAATGTCACCCCAGTCAACCAATCTCTTACAGAAATCAATATCCTTAACCTTTAAACTATCAGCAACATTCTTAAGAATTTTATTCTCTATAGAAGGTGCTGGATAATCTTGCTCAAAGGTTACAGGGAATCTTTCAAGGAATGCTTCATTAAGTACATTAGTACCAATAAACCTACCGTCGTCGGATCCTTTACCCTTTGTGTTTGCAGTTGCGATAACATTAAAACCAGCAGCAGGATTTACCCATCTACCAATCTTCTTCAGAAACACACCCTTCCCTTCAAGTATGGATTGGAGACAGAGGATTTTGTTAGAAGCAAGGTCAATCTCATCGAGTAACAAGACTGCTCCACGTTCCAACGCCTCAATGACAGGTCCGTTATGCCAAACTGTTGACCCATCCACAAGACGAAAGCCACCAATAAGATCGTCTTCATCAGTTTCAATAGTAATGTTTACACGGATAAGTTCTCTGTTTGTTTGAGAACATGCTTGCTCTACAGAGAATGTTTTACCGTTCCCAGAAAGACCAGTAATAAAAGCAGGATAAAAAAGATTGCTTTGTATAATTTTTTTGACATCTGTAAACGGACCAAACTTAACAAAAGTATCGTCTTGTTCTGGAATTAAATTCTGCACTACTTGTGGTTCTACAGAAGGGGCATTAAACGATTTCTCAATATCCTCAACCACCTTTTGGGTAACTTCGAGGTTCCATTTACCACGACCAACTGAAAACTCTTTAATTTTTTTAGTGACAGTTTGATAAGCGATATCATTCATTCTACAGAACCCTCTCACATCAGGTGCAGTGAATTCAGTTCCAAAGTTCGCTTTCAAACCTTCTATGATTTCCTCACGAGTCATTTTGATTTCGAACATAATGTAATTGTGTTTCAATGACCTTATTATAAAGCATCGAGACCGTCTTTAAACCCTTTGTCACCTAATGTTGATATTTCTTAACACTTGCTTCCCACTCCTTCATACTGCTTTGATTCTGACCTTCATTTTCTTTAGGGTCAAGTTTATTATATCCCTTCATTTTCTTCCACTCATTATAGAGTGCTTGTAGTATCCAAGATTGAGATAGACTTTTAGGTCCATTCTCTAGCAGTTCAAGATGCTTTTGGTTACTAGTGTAACCCTTGTACTCTTCTCTCCAATTGGAGTCATCATAAGGTTTATTCGAAGTCATGAATACTTTCAGATCCTCCTATAGAAAATGGATTGTATTTGGCAGTAGCAATTCTATACATCTTTTCGTGCATTGTCAAGTTATCAGCAATCTCTTCTTCTGGACGTGGATTTTCAAAATCTTTTGCCATTGGCCAACTATCATAAGGGTGTGGTGGGTCTCCTAATTCTGGAAGATAGTGATCATCAAACCAGTCATCATGAGGGGGTTTCTCTGGTGTCATTTCTTATAAGCAAATGTTTTCTTTTTGACTTGAGTATCACCTTCTGGTGAAGTTTGGTTTGGTCTAAATTTACCCGCCTTTAATCTTTTAACATTTCTACCTTGCTTGTCTTTACCAAGTCCACCTTTTCTTGTTGCACTAACCGTACCAGTTTTCTTCGTTTGAATAAGAACTGCATCTTGTCCATATTTTTTACCAAGTTTTTTTACATCCTTTTTAAATTTTCTTTTACCCTTTTTACCAGAGGTGACAACATGACTTTTCTCCTTAACCTTTGTGGTTTTACCAGTATCATCATCTTTCTCATCCCATCTTCCAGATACCTTTGTAGCACCAGGAAGTCCTTTACCTTTTATATCACGATCTAACTGCTTTCCTCTTGCCTTATTTTCTTTCTTTGATTTGTCACCACGACTTCCAGAGATGACTGCCATCCCTCCTTTATCAGATTTGGATTTTATTCTACTTAGACTACTCTCGTCCAAGAATTCTTTAAATGTCTTCATGCTACTAAAGAAATAAACTCGCCCAATACTTTTTTATTTAGTTTTTTGGTCTTGAGTGACTTAACAAATGCCCTTTTAATTTGTGCTTTTGTTGCGTCTTCCTTAACTTCAAACTCCGAATCCTCTGCAAGACTTTGAGCAGACATTCCAAAGTATGCATCATAACCAGAAGTCTTAATAGTAAAACTTCTATTCTTTTTCCAGTCTTCCATCAACTTTTCATTTCCACATGGATAATAAAGTCTCATAAAACGACTTGCTTCTCTATTAGGTAATACACGAATACCAATAAGATTAGTAGTAGGAAATCTATCCTTAAGATTAGTTAAAAGAATATCAGTAAATTGATGATACTCATACTGGAATCCATAAGTCTTACCAACCTTACGATCACGTAGGAATGTACGACCAGGACGAACACCACGAGCACCTAAGAATGGTTCATCTTTTGTACCAAAGTAACTATCCTCAATTAATTTATGATAAGGAATTTGAGAACCTTCTCCATCGGTTAAGATAATGCATTGAGTTTTTTCAACTCTATTCTCTTTTTGAAACTTTGGAAGAATCTGATGAAGAGAAATTATTGCTTCATTTAATGGAGTGCCTGATAAGGTCATTCTATCAGGATAGCGGAAGTATGTTCTTTTAGCGAAACATTCAGCAATTCTCCAAATGTTTAACATCTGCTTCTCTAATGTTTTAGCATTTGTTTTATTATTAAGAATATTCATCATACTAAAATATTCTTCAACCTTCAATAGACCTTCACTTTCTTCATAATGTTTTGGTAATTTTTCACCATCATACCTTGCTTGACGAGACCACTCATTACTAAAAGCATATACCTCAAAAGGAATACTAACCTTTCTACAGAACCATATTAGATTGTATAGTTGCTTAAGAGTATCCTGTAAAACATACTGCATAGAACCAGACCAGTCTAATACAAATACTAGACCATGATTCTTACCATCAGGAAGAGTTGTTATCTTCTTAAAGAGATCCTCGTTATATCTGTAAGTATGAAGCTTCGTTGTATCGAGAACCCCAGTGCGACTAGTAGAAGCACGAGCATAACTCGTAGCTGCCTTGCGACACTCAAACTCTTTGACCAGATAATTGACTTCTTTTTGAGCATCTCTTTTAAATTGGATAAAGGAAGCATCGGTTTGTTCAAAAGGACTTTTTGGCATATTAGCTTCAGCACCATATTCTGCATATTTTTTTACACGTTCTGTATGGTCAACTTGAGACTGAATGAAGTGCTCATCAATTACCTCATGAATTTCAGAGTTCTTGGCAACTACAGTATCTAAATTAAGTTTTGGAATTTCAACATATACATTCTCTTGTCCACTATCATTCACCAAAGATTGAAGTCTTTCGTCAAGAGCATCAGCAGTTCTAATTTCTGGTTCTTGAGGTTGTTCTTGAACTTCACCATGATCACTTCCACTCTCTTCCATTTGAGGAGTTTGTGGTGCATCTACTTCAGACTCTTCTTCTCCTTCTTTACCCTCATCTGTCTGACCTTCTGAATTAAGTTCAACATCATCCTCACCTTTCTTTGGCTGAGATTCTAAACTAATCTTCTCTTCTTGTTCTTGTTGTTTCTGACAGTACTCATAAAGAACCTTTGCTGCTTCCTTTACATCCTTAAAGGTTTCACACTTTCCAATCAGATCGACAATCTCCTTTTCAGCATCTGAAAAAGATACATCAATGAACGAACCAATCTTGTAATATAGATTAACCCTATCAGCAAGATTAAAATTATTATAATCTTCATCTGCTATCTCAAAAAAATCTTTTTCATGTAACTCACTATAACCTCTAAAGAATGTCTTGGCAATTCCAAGATACTTACGCTTCATCAACTTCTCAATTCTTACATCCTCAACCACATTCATAAACTGTTGGGGAATCTCATCTCTCCAATCCCACTCATCAGGTGTATAAAGTGCATGGCCAACCTCATGTCCTACAAGCATGTCATATACAATACCACTTGCCTTTTCCCACATTGGTAGGGTCAACACACGAGAATGAACATCAAACTGTGCTGTTGAGACCTGTCTGTGCTCTACTACCAGGTCTTCAGTAGCAAGCAACTTCGCTAGTTGTGACTTGATTTCCTGTTGTACTGGCATCTTTGTTTCCGTCGTATGTACCCATAATACTAGAAGACCTCCGCTTTTTGGAGGTCATGTAACGCATCTTAACATTTTGTAACTTTTGCTTTGCTTGTCGCAATGCTTGGGGTTTTAAGGTCCGTTTAGGTTCCTTCTTCGAATGGTGTTGCCAATTCGGGATAGAGTTGCTCAATGTCCTTCCTATAAAGGTCCGTGATATTATTTACCAGTTTAGCAGTCTTCTCCAACTTTTTGGTCTCACCGTATGCCAGTTTCTCATAAGGAACATCCTTGGTACTATACTCTACACCCAATACCTCACTCAACCACTCATCAAAATCACTACCAAACCCATCCTCAAACTTCCATATATTAGTATCATCTGTAATAAAGTCCATCTGTGGTCTGAACCAATTAACTGCTTGAGTGAGAGGAAAGTTCTCTAACATAGATGAAAACAACATAGGGTCTTCCATCATCTCTTG